AAATCGCTGGGAAGTGGGCCGGCAAGCCTTGGACTCCAGAGCAGAAGGGCGAACTCCGCGCCGTCATGCAAGCCAGGATGGACGAACTGCAAGTACCGGAAGACTTCACTGAGAGCGAAGCGAAGTGGAATGCGCCACCGCAGGGGAAGGACTGCACGAAATGAGCGGGATCGGAAAGACGAGGACTCCGAGGCTTCCGGCGCAGAATCGACCGCACGGAGGTCTACAGGTCTGGTGCAAATACTGCAACCGGAACCACCTGCACGGCTTTGGATACGGGCACCGGGTTGCCCACTGCCTCGATCCCGATTCGCCCTATATGACGACCGGGTACATCTTGGTGAGAGACCCCTCCCCCACCCGGCCCGAGGAGCCCAAGCAATGAGCGAGTATCGGCTGATGGGGGGCGGTGTGATGTTTCACTGCTACGACTGCGAATACGTGAACGTGCGGCGCATCGTCTACGGTGAGGTTGGCAGTGAGTGGGAGGGCGCCACCTTCGTCCCGGTCTGTGTCCGCTGCCACCGATTCGTCAAACCTGACGAGTCCATGCGCTTCCGCAATGAGACAATCGCGCCAGGGCCAAATGCCACCTGTTCGAAATGCGGCAGGACCGAGATGCACTTCGAGGGGTTCATCTCCCGCGCCGCCGGGAAGGGGGGCTGATGTCCGATATGAGCGATCTAAAAGAGCGAATACGTCAATTCCAAACCCTACCCATCTCGAGCAGCCCCTCAGCGATTCTGGTTAGTGATTTAGCGGCCCGCGTCGCCGAGCTGGAGGCCGCGCTTGAAGCGGCGGCGAGTCTGGCCCGCGAGGCCCTCGACGCTGACATCGCTGAGCAGGAGATACCAGAGAATCTGCTCAACATGATGCGTGGCGGATACTTCGAACGAATCCTAGATGCTGCCGCCCGCGCTGCTGGGAAGCCCTGATGAGCGAGTTACTGCGAGAGGTGCGCTTTGGTGATAATGACGAGCGGGGGCATTGCAAGGGCTCGTGTCTAAAGTGGATTCAGGTGCGGATCGAGCCAGCGCCCAAAAGCCGCTTAGGCCCTAAGTATTGGCTGGTCTTCGAAGACTCGAAGCCGTGCACTTGCACCCGCGCCGCTGGGAAGGGGGGCTGATGTCCGATGGGATGGGGGAGGTTGAGGAGCTTTCGCAGCGGGTGGTTCAGCTGGAGCGGGCGTTCTGGACGGCTGATCTTCTGATTCGGGAGCTGCTGGAGCATTGGGATTGCGCGCGTGGGTGCGTGCACTGCGCTGGCCAAATGAATCGCTATCGGGCTGCGATCTGGGATATGGATGAGACATGGAAGCCGCCCCGTCTGCCATCGACGTGGAGCCACCTTCCCCGGCTTCCCGATGCCTGATGGCACCGATGGCAGGTCTGCTGGCAGGGCGACGGTTTGGCAACCAGGCCAGTCTGGCAACCCTCGAGGCGGCTCCGAGAAGCAACGCCGGCAGCGCCAGATTCGCGAGTGGATCGCCGACATCGCTGAGCAGGAGATACCAGAGAATCTGCTCAACATGATGCGCGAGGGAAGCCCCGATTTCGTCGAGATGCTGCCGTCGGGGGTGACGTTCGGCTTCGTCGAGGCGTTCCGGCTGCACATCCTGGCCGTTTCGGGCGACCAGTCGGGGCTGATCGCTGCAATGAGTCTGCTCGAGCGCGTGCTGCCCGAGCCGATCCCCGAGCCGCCGACATGGAAGCCGCCCCGTCTGCCATCGACCGATGAGCAGCGGCGCGAGGTGGCGCGCGAGCTTGGCGTTGACCTCGAGATCGATCCCGAGCAGGTCAATTGAGATGCGGCCGATCTGGCCTCAGTCCATCACCATCCCGATTGAGCCGACCCCCCGCCAGCGCATCGCATTGACAGCCAGCTGGAAGCGAGAGCTCCTATTTGGCGGCGCTGCGGGGGGCGGAAAATCCTACTTCCTGCTGATGGCGGCGCTGCAATATGTGGACTGGCCCGAATATCGCGCACTGATCACACGTCGTACATACAAACAGCTCAGCATCGCTGAGGGGCTGCTCGAGATGGCTGACAATTGGCTCAGCGGTCAGGCCGACGGCTATGACACAGTGGACGGCACCCCGACACGCTGGCGTTTTCCGAGCGGTGCAACGTTGGATTTCGGCCACATGCAGCACCTGAAGGATCGGGTGCAGTACCAGGGCGGCGCGTGGCACTTCTACGGGCTCGACGAGCTGACACAGTTCCTCGAGGCTCAATACACCTACGTGGCCTTCAGCCGTCAGCGGCGCACGATCTCGAGCTCGATCCCGATGCGTGTGCGCGCGACCAGCAACCCGGGCGGCATCGGCCACGATTGGGTGCGTGATCGATTCCTGCAGCGGGGCGAGACGATCGACAGCGCGGGCTCTCTGCTCTCCCCACTACGTGGCTTTCTGCCGTCGAAGATCCGAGACAATCCGCATCTCGACGCTGACGAGTACGAGAAGAGTCTCAGCGAGCTGCACCCCTACGAGCGAGCTCAACTCATGGAGGGCGACTGGGATGCTCGCCCCCCCGGGTCACTCTTCAAGCGTGAGTGGTTTCCTGTTTTTGAAGAGCTCCCCGGCAAGATGCGTCGTCGGCTCCGGTATTGGGATCTCGCAGCCACTGAATCCAAAGAGGGTACAGACCCCGACTGGAGCGTTGGAACGCTCTATACCGAGCTCATCGGGGCAGAGGTGGATTACTGCGTTGAAGACGTCCAACGAGCCAGAAAGGACCCTGGTGCGCTGCAGGCGTGGATTCGGAGCCTCGTCGAGGCCGATGGTTTTGGGGTGGTGCAGGTGATCGAGCAGGAGGGCGGCAGCAGCGGGAAAATCGCTGCGCTGGCGCTTGCTCGCAGTCTGGATGGCTACACGGTACGATTTGACAGGCCCACTGGGTCAAAGAGGGTGCGCGCGGGGCCTTTCGCCAGCGCGGCCTCGCAGGGACGTGTGGGTGTTTTGCGGCGCGCGTGGCTCCATGAGTGGCTGCGCGAGCTCGAGGGGTTTTCGGGGGAGCCGGGGCCGCACGACGACCAGGTTGACTCAGCCAGCGGCGCTCACTCTCAGCTGGCCGTGAAGGGCGGAACCACGTGGGACGATCTTTACCCCGCCGAGGCGGAATCCGAGGGCGTGGCTGATGCCGCGTCCTGAGCTGCCAATCGTCCAATCCTTCGAAATTCGGCCGCTGGGACTGCACTTGTATGACGTCCGATCAATGAGCTCGGCCGACCAGGCCGACGCGATGATCGGGTTCAGGGCTGCCCTGCTCGACGATTGGGAAAACAAGATGCCGGCCGAGCGCAAGCGGGCTGGATTATGCGCGGACGATCTCGACCGACGCCGGCGGCGCTTGCAACGATGGAAAGCGGCAACAACCGCCGACCCAAACCTCACCTGGGATGCGTTTGAGCAATCGGGTGCAACAGTAGAGACTGACGCGGATCGAGACCCCCGGCACCCGCAGCTGCTGCTCGGCGTCAGGCGTGGGGATTTGGTTGTGGGGGCGGTCTCGCTAATCAATATTAACCGAGTAAACATCACAGCAAAACACATTCGAGCACGTGCTTGTTGCGTCATTGGTATTAGAGTGCCCCCGTTGATGAACCAACAGCGAGTTTGGGGTCAGGTGTATCGTTATATGCTGTTCAACCAATTACTGTTGGCCGACCAGCGCTCGCTTGAATTCTTTGAGTGGACATTCCCAACGGGTTTGGATGTTTATCGATTTGAGCCCCGGCCATGGAACGGCCTATCCGACATGTTCGATGAGCTGACTGGTCCAGACACCATACGGACAGACATTGATTGGGCCGTCTCATCGATCCGTCGAATCGATGCGCCAGAATGACGGTCACAACCTTCGAAGTCAGCCCTGTGGACACGGGTGATCTCGGTGCAGATCAGGTTAAAACTGCTACCGCAACCGACGAAACGCAAGAAAGCGCATCCTTGGGGTCAATTGTTTTCAAAAAACTGACAGCCTATTATGCGCTGTTTCTACGATTCGACCTTTCGTCATTACCTAAGCCGGTGAAAATCAATGGGGTACTGATGCAATGGACTGCGGACGGTGGCGGATCGGGTACGTTTGACGTCCGGGGTGGATTTATCGACAAGGATGGAAGCTGGGATGCTGCGGGCG